AGCTTTAATGCGAGAAGAGCAACAGATATTGAGATAATCAACAAAAATAATGTCGGGAACAAAACTACGCTTAAGATTAAGTTCATTTAATAAAGTCCTAAAATGAGTTGCGGAAGCAGAAGCGGTTGGATATTCTTTGATGATCAATTTACCATTCGTCATTTTGCGAACACGATCCACTTTCTTATCGTACATGTCTTTTGGTAACTCTACTAGATCATCAAGAGTCACATTTAAAAGATTCGCATCAATTCTTTCAGCAATCTTCTCTTCTGACATCTCAAGTGTGATATACAGTACATTACATCCTTGCACCATGCATCCTGCTGCGACATGACACATGAATAGTGATTTACCAACACCCGTACCTGCTAATGCGATATTTAGAGTCTTATTGGGAAGACCACCTTTAGTGATCTTATTGAAATATTCTAGGTCAAATGGAATGCGTTCTTCTTTTCTATGATAGAAATCATATCGTTGATCAGAATCATCTAGATAATCATGACCAACAGTGGTATCAAAACTAATAGCAAGCGCATCTGATAGAATACTAGGAATAGCACCTTTATCTTGTGTCTTATCTTTACCATCAAGAATAGTAATAGAATTCAATACGGCATTATAAATTGCTTTTTCTTGGCAGAACTTTTCAGTTTTATCTGTAAGCCATTCAATTTTAGATTCTTCTGATTTGAGACTTTGAACTTCATCAAGATATGTTTTACAAGTTTCTATTTCATTATTTGTAAGATTACGTCTATCTTTGACGGAAAGAATGACCGCTTCAATCGATGCAGTTGAGTTATATTTCGTTGTAAAAGTTTCAATCTCTTCAAATATAACCCTTTCAGTTCTATCATTAAAATACTCAGGCTTTAAAAATGGTAATACTTTCCGAAGATATTCTTCATTGTAAATCAAATTCTTCAGTATTGTTTGTTCCAATCGTTTCATCATCTATTTCCTGATCAATATTTGCAGACATAAGTTCAACGAGAAAATCACCAAGATAGTTTTTGAAGTTCATATCTTTCTCCAACTTTCTTGGTTTATCTACTATAGATTCTAACACATCATAACCAAAAAGTAAATAGACTTGTTCTTCTTTCTCTTCAAATTTGACTTTACCATATTTGAATAATGTATCCTTATATGGTCCTTCCATGAGTTTAATATGAACAGCAGATGCGTCATCTTTTGGATAAATGAAACAGTAATCAATTCCTTCAATCATATTATGCCTCAGCAAAAATGTTTTCAGTGTCCTCATCCATGATATTACCAGAAGCAACACAATATTTGTTTTCAACAAAGTCACGGAATGTTTTATCTTTAAGAATAGACATCCAGAAATATTTTGTATCTGTATCTTTAATTCTGTATTTCTTATCTTCGACTTCACCAGTTTCAGTATTTACTTTGCTATACCATCCAACTGAAGGCTTCACTACATGACCAGATTCTAGTGCAATTTCTAGGAGACCTGACCATTTACTGATACCACCTTCAAACGCCACAGTAACAGGAATCTTAGACTTTTCTTTAACGTATCTGGATTTCTCTACATTGATAATAAAGTTATATCCTACGACTTCAGTACCTTCTTTCTCTTGCTGACGGCCAAGAATAAAGATATTGTCTGCGGAGTAATAAGAGCCTGTACCACCGCCTACCACGTCTTTGGCATAGAGTTCCATAGTTTTATATGTGTGATTAACTACGATCATAGGAATATCTTTCATGGTCAAATGTGGTGTAACCATGCGAAACAAGGATTTGATCTGCTTTGCTCTTGACATGTCAGCCACAGATTTACCCTCAAGAGTATCTTCAACTTCTTTTTTCGAAGCAAGATTACCAATAGAATCAATGACGATGATTAACTTATCATCTCGATCCAATTGTGTTAACTGAGCCATTACGTCAAATTTAAGTTGCTCAATATCCACCAAGGGAGTATGTAACACTCGATCAGGATCAATACCAAAAGTATCAAAATAAGACTGAGGTGTGCCAAATTCCGAATCATAGAATAGTAGTGCAGCATCCTTATACTTGTCTAGGTACGATTTGGCCATCAAAAGTGAAAATGCAGTCTTAAAATGTTTTGATGGACCAGCCCACATAGTAAGACCTGGAGTTAGACCGCCATCTAACTTACCAGACAATGCCACATTAATAATTGGCACTGCTGTAGTAATCATATCTTTATCTTGAAAGAACTTAGATTTAGATAGAATTGCTGATTCTTTAATGCTACTATTTTTCTTAATTTTATCAAGTATACTCATTCTATTACTCCCATTCATATCAAAATTATTAATTATTTCTTTCGCTTTTTTTTATCTTTTGGAACGTGATCTTCTATGTATACTCCAGGTGCAAGATGTGTTACTTGCTTAACCCTATCATCTTCAGGGTGTTCTTCAACTGGAACTTCAACAGGAATCTCTACAGGTATATCTTCAGTTAATTTTCCTGATTTAGTCATATCATCAAGAATCTTTTGCTCAGATTCTGAAAGACCTGGCAATTCATCATTGTGAACCTCTTGAACTTCTTCGACAATTTCTTGAACCGATTCAACTTGTTCTTGTGATAAAGATTCTTCTTTATCATTTAGTTTATCTTCTTCTCTCTGTTTGAGTGAGATGTTGGCAGCAATCAATAATAGAACTGCAAGTGGATCAAATACTGACATAATCATCATAATGACTAATCTAACTGCTTTGTCAATAGAATCGCTACCTGTTCCGTATACCATTTCAGCAACATACTTAATAGGGCCAACATCGACAGATAAGGTGTTAGATTCTTTAACTAAAGGTAATCTATCTTTAGCAATCTTTCTCAATTCACGTTGAACATCTTGAATCTGATTATCAAGTTTAGTACTTGCAGTTGATGGATCTTTAGCCCGAGCAAGAAGATATGTCAATTTATCATTTGCAATTTTTTCTTGCTGATTGAGTGCTGTCAAATCTGCTTGATTTGCACCTAAATCAATTGTTGAGTTGATATGAGATTTAGATAGAAATCCAAATATACCCATACTTGTAATAAACATAAGAATAACAACAGCAGTTGATAGATAACTCTTAAGTAAGATAGGGCATGTTTTCCAATTTCTATACAACCAAGATGCAGTAACAAGTTTACTCATTTCTAGTACTGAACCCATGAAAACTACTGGCCAAAATGCTCCAGTAAAAATTGAAGCAAGACCGATAACTGAGTAATATGCCGCTATTCCAGACAATAGAATTGCCGATAGAAATGTTAGGAATATCATGAGAAGAAATCCTCTAGTGTGTTTTGTTTTTCTGTTTTCCAACCAATACAATCTAATATAATTTTGATAGGCTCAATAAATGCTTTCTCAAATTGAATATTATAATCTATAAATTGATCCATGTCAAACTCTTTTGGCAATCTTGAAGGATATGAGATTACAGTATTTTTCAAAGGATTTGGCATCTTCAGATAAGCAAACTTGATCTTTTCACCTTCTTGTATTAGGGGATACTTTTTCGTAAGATTCTTTTCTTTAAGATAATGATTATAAAGAATTGCGCCTTTGACATGAATAGGTGTTGATGATTTATATAATGTCAATGAATCTGAGTATTTATTCAATCCATTTAGTCCACGAGGAAATGAAATATCTTCTGGTGGTAAACTATTAAATACTGTTCTAAAATCTTCGATGAATTTCTGAATATCTTCTTCTGTACCGTCCATCATAATCTTGATGGATTCTGCCATCTTATTTCTAATGACTTGTGGAGTAGAAGATTTGATCATCTCAAGACCCATCACTTTGAGATCAGGTTCTTTATATCTCACACCTTCATTATCAAATACATTTAGAATGTATCGTTTCTTGGCAGTCCAAATACCTTTGTTTGCCAAGGCTTCACGCTTCATTTGCATTTTTTGGTCGTATGCGTGAACATAATCAGCAAGTTCCTGAAAACTCTTATCAATATATGGTTGAATTTTATCCTCGCAAATCTTATCCATGAGGGAGATAATCTTTTCAGTTGTCTGTTCTTTTTCAAACATCTTATTAATAAGAGGACCAAGATGGAGATAAATTGAATCTGTGTCAGAGGCGATAACATAATCATGTTCCGTTTTCAAAAGTTTATTTAAATAATCATTTAACTTCGCTTCAATCCAACGAATAGATAATTTACCTGCCATAGTAACGGCCAGAGCCATTCTTAAATCATAAAATCTAAAGTACTGAGAACCAAGAGCACCATAAGCAGAATTCAGTGAAACTTTCTTTGCTAACTGAATATTATTATACTTTGCGATTCTTTTAGAAAT